GTCAGCACGAATTGCGCGGCCTTGACGTCAGGCGGGAAATAGACGCGCTCTTTCACAGCCTTCGTGGTGACCATTTCGTAGACGGTCTCTTCCTTGATCAGGTTTCCCGTGGCCGGGTCGTAGGTCTTCACGGTCCTCGGCATCATCTTGCCCTCCTGTTTGGTCTTTTCGTAATCCACGCCGGTCGCGGCCTTCAGCAGGGCGTTCTCGACGGTCTTGACGGTCCGGGCCCGGTACTTTTCGCGGGCGCTATTAAGGGCGTCCACAAATTCCACCTTCTTCTGCCAGCGGCGATACGATTCGTCACTGATCCCGAAGACCTTGCAGAACTCCTGCACGGTGGCGCCGGCCGCCTCGGGGAAGAGGCCGTGCTCTTCCACCCAGGTGGCCATGCGGGCAATAAGGTCAGCATTCAGTTTCATGGCATTTTATTTCTTTTTCGTTTTCGCGGCCTTCGCGGGGGCCGGTGGTGTCACAGGCCGGGCGGGCGTTTCAGGATTAAAATTGGCGGGTTTCTGGCGCGGGATATAGAGGCGCTCCTCCATATATCCGTCTATCCCCTTTTGGCTCATGCGTGAAACGACGGCCTTGCGCCACACGCAAAGGAACCTGTCGGCTGGCATATCGTATTCACTGATGTAGACCTTGAAGCCCTCCGCCGCCCGTGCCTCCGCCCAGGTGTAGAAGGCCTCATGATCGAAGCCGGTCCCGTTGTAGCCGGTCGTCCCTTTGTAGGGCGGGTCGCAGTAGAGCACGTCCCCGGCTTTCAGCTCCAGGTCACGGTAATCGCCGCGGCGGGATTCGATGTGTATTGCGTTTTTTTCCAGCCCTTCCAGGCGCTCGAGTGCCTCAGCGCTTTGGAGGCTTTCCAGGCGTTCCAGGCGTTCCAGGTTTTGCACTAACCCGCGCGACACGCCGGTGTCAATCTGAGTCTTTTTGACAGAACGGTACAACGGGTTTGCCTGTATGGTTGCGGCGGGCAGCTTGCGAAGCGCTCGAACGGTGGCCGGGCTAAATGCCAGGCGGCGGGCCTTGCGGTCCGTCTTACCTTTGAGCGCCATCCTGCAGGCTCCCACGATTTCAGGGCACAGCTCGCGGAGCGGGGCCCAGTCGTCAAAGAAGATAGCATAGTGACACGCCCGTTTGTAGGGTTCGATCTCTTCGCCGTAAAGGTACGTGTCGCCCTGATTTCCAAAGGACCAAACAGCGCGGATCAGCGGGTCTTTATCTTTGAGGGCAAAGAACTCCGCCCGGCTTATCCATCTGTCGTCATTAATCTGCCCGTTCACGGCGGCGACAAACAGCGCCGGGGTGTCAGTGATATCGTTCGCGAGCACGGCATCCCACCGGCCCGCCAGCAGGGCCGCGTGTGTCATCGCGCAGCCCCCGGCGAAGACGTCCACGAAGCGGGCCCCGGACGGTATCATCCTTATAAGGTCCGCGGCGATCTTGGACTTGCTTCCCATGTATGGCAGGCCGTAGTTGATCATACGCGGGTCACGTTTTTACCCCCGTGGAGGTTGAGCCAGTCGATTGCCTCGAACAGCTCCTCTTCGCTGTTGAATTCCGCCTGCAATTTCAGGCCGGCCGGTTCTGACGGCGTGTCACCCTCCCCGGCGGCGCGGCTGTTAGACTTAGGCTCAGCGCCGGTCCCGGCTCCGCCCATGACCCAGTCAGGCACGCCCCAGCTCAGAAGCTGCTCAGGCTCGACGCCCCAGTTCGCGAGTTCATCGCTGTCCCAGGAGCCGAAGGTTCCGTTATCCTTGATGGCGCGGCGGCGGATCGTCTCGCGGTCAGTCTCTATCTGCTCAGGGGTGCGCTTTTCCTTTTCGTGTCCCACGTCCGGGGCGTCCGGATCATAGATAAACGCCGGGGTCTTTTCGATGCCCAGCTCTTTCTGCGCGCTGCTACGGAGGTTTCCGCAAAAGACGCAGTAGCGAAGTTCGCCGGCCTCGTTATGATAGGGCACGACGGACAGTGGCTTATCCTCGATCCAATCCGGGTCCTCCTGCAGGGAGGCGACGGTCCGGTCCAGGTCCGTCTTAGACCATTGCCGGGGGTTCTTCGGGAGCCAGGGGATCTGGCCCGTGTTCAGGTCGCACAGGGCAACGTCGATGATAGTGCGAGTCTTAATCATGGCGGCTAATTCGTCTTAGGTTTCATATTGCGCGGGGCGCGGACGGGCTTTGCCTTGTTTTCGGCCTTTTTGGCGGCCTTTGCGGTCTTTCCGGTATCAGCGCCCGGTGCAGGGCTGGAGGTCGAAATCTGGCCGGGTTCCTGCCCGTCAGCGGGCGTTTTCGCGGCGCGCATCTCTTCAGCCTCGGCGGCCTCCTCGTTCATACGCTCCTCGGCGGCGGCGCGGGTCTCACGGGCGGCGGCCAGTTCTTTGGCGGCCTCATCGCGCAGGCGGTTAGCCTCGGCCAGGCGGTCATTCGCGTCCGCAAGTTTCTGTTCAGCCTCTTTCTTGATAGTCTCAGCGGCTTCAATCCGGAGGCGGGCTTCGTGGGCGTCACGGCGCGCGGCGGCCTCCTTCAGTGCAATCGCCGCCTCGGCGTCATCCGCAGCCATGGTTTCGAAATACCATTTGCCGAGCTTCTTGAGCATATCGGACACGCACGGGGCGCAGTTAGGGTTGACGTAGAACGACTTGCCGTTCTTTTCGTCAAAGACCTTTTTCAAGGCCTCAAAGGCACGGGTGGTCAGGTTGCGAGCCCACCCGGAATAGACCATCGTACGGAGGTGACTCTCGTACGGCTTCAGGGCGGCCATCTGGGCCGCGGTCAGGGGTTTGTTCATATCGCTATCTGTTTTTAGGGTTTGACTTTCCGGACTCCCACGCGATCGACTCGCGCAGGGCCTCGACTTTGGAGATATGCGACCCGGGCACCTGCAGCCATTCGCCGGCCCACAGGACGCGCCCCAGGATACGGAATTCTTCGCGGACGATAACCAGGTACCGGCCGTCACGCTTGACGACCTCACTGCGCCGCTTCAGGAGCTTTTTCAACGGTTTCATATTTCTCGAGTTTTTTGGTTGCACGGTCTTTGACGCCCGCGGCCAGGCGGGCGGCGAAGTCAGGGTCTTTCAGGCGGGGGCGCAGCCGGCGTTCTATTGCGCGCATCTGGCGGCGCTCCTCCCAGGTGTAAAACAGGAACCGGCGGACGGCGCGGACCACAGCCCGGCCGGCGCGCTTGAGGCCCCTGGTGATTGCATCGATGATCATATCAGTAGATTCCACAGATTTGTCCGATTTTGTCGATCAGCACGGCCGCGGCGTCGCGGACGGTTTGCAGGGCGGCCTTTGCAAGCGTCGTGCAATAGGCCAGGGCGCAGCAGTAGAGTAAGACGGTCATGGAAAACGCCCCGGCGCAAATAGCGTAAATGAGCGTGCCCCAAAACGTCATGCACAGCGAGCAGTCCAGGGGCTTCAGGCGGAAATCCTGAAACCCCTTGAACGTGCCCTTCATCAGGAACCACACGGCCCGCTTGAGGGTGTCGACTATGCCCGACAGGTCCACGATGAAAACCGTGACCAATTGCAGGCAGAGCAGTTCAACGTAGATCATGTCTATCTGTACGTATCGGGCCAGTTGAACACGAAGTAGATATCGCCGCCCGGCTGCGGAATACGGATCTGATATTCGTAGTGGCGGCGGTCCCAGCGCTCGGCGACGTCCGGCCGGTAGAGTTCATTGCGGGTGGCGGTCACGCCGGCGCCGTTGGTGTAGCAAAGAAGCACGGGCATCTCCGTCTCGCTCCAGGCGGCGACCTCAAACACGTGAGGATCGGCGGTGTCCAGGACGGTGGTGTTCATGTCGCCAACAGGCAGGCACAGGGCCAGGTCCTTTTCGCGGGCGGTTTCAATCTTGAGGCAGGAGGGGGCCAGCACAACAGCGGCGGCCAGAATGAGGGAAAGAATAAACTGTTTCATAAAGCGTTAATTATTAAAGGTTTGGAGTTCTTTTTTAACTTTTTCACGCACGGCGGCGACCCGCTTGCGTGCATAGGACTCAGACACAGAGAGCGCTTCGCCGACGAGCCGGTAGTTATCAGCCTCGGCATAGAGAATGAGCACCGTCCGCTCGGCGCGGCTCAGGCGGTTCGCCAGTATCCATTTGAGGCGGGCGACCCGGGGGGCGTCTTCGCAGAATATGTCACCGGCGAAGGCGTAATCCTTTGCGGCGGCGGGATAGAGCGCTTTCAGCTCTTTGCAGGTCATCTTAGTTTTTCCCATTTTCAATGTTCATTTCCGCGTCGGTCAGCGCGCGGCTGTTATCGTTAAAGCGTCTAATTTGTCTGTAGTAACTCGAGTCACGGCTGGTGATCTTTTTCATGACCACGCCGGCGAGGTATCGGTCCGCCCGGGCGGTGTCCCCGGAGGACCATATCTGCTCAAGCTCGCGGCCCGGCCTGGAGAGCAGTTCCAGATAGATCATCTGAGACAGGTCAGCGGCGTCGCCGTGCAAGGGAAGGGAGGTCCGAAAGACCGTGGCGACGATCCTCTCGACGCGCCGCTCCCGTGCAATAGTCTCTATGATCCGGGCCTTTTCCATTTTGCAGTAAGTCCGATTTTTTTTGAGTTTTCGCTTACAGGCTAGTCGTTCAGCGGGTATCCGCCGCCCTCTTTGGCCTGATACAGGTCCACGCGGTCCATCTGTACGACCGCGATAGTATGAAAGTCGCCGTGGTCTTTGATATAGTCCATCAGCGGCACGGCGGCCAGCGTGACCTCGCTGCATTTGGCGGGATCAGAGCCGTCCGCCGGGGCGCGGCGGCTGCGGGTCCATTTGGATTCAATTTCGCGCGCCCGGGCTTCGTGCGTCTTAGCAAGGCAGCAGGCCAGGCCCACGGCCACGAAGGCGAAAAAGGCGGCGGCGATCAGAGCGATAATAGTTGTAGGGTCCATAATGAATTGGTGTTTAGTTGTTAGCGTTGAAAAACAAGCATGGCGGCGTCGCGGGCGTGCTCAGAGCAGCGGGCGTGCCAGCCGGTCACTTTCTCAAACATGGTCCGGCTCATCTTCGTGGCATTATGCTTCGGGGCCACGGCCTTGAACGGGATCTTTTTGTCGGTCAGGAAATCCTCCCAGATAGCGGAGTCCCTTTTCACGGCGCCGGCGCCCATGAGCTTGCCGCGGTAATCGCTGGCGTTACGCTCTTTCTCGAACCAGGTCCGGAGGCGGGCGTCCTCGAAATAGACCTCCACGGAGGCGCCGGGCGTATTGCTCATGGCGAGCACGGCCTCCATGGCGCGGTGGATAGGCATCGTTTCCAGGGTGGTCAGGGCCTTCGCCGCCGGGTCGTAGACGGCCAGGCCGGTGTGCGTTCCGCAGTCGATCCCGATCAGCATCTTCGCTGCGGGGCGCTCAGTGGTGGCATTGTTGATAGGTACTTGAGGCATGACTATTTGGGTTTGCGGGTTTGTATCATACGCTTGAGGGCGTCTTTGGCAGTGATCAGCTCAGAGCGAAGGCAGCCCTGGCGGAGATAGGCCTCAACCTTTTCGACGAGGTTTTCGGCGGCTTTCTCAAAGGCGGTCTGCATAGCGCTAAGCGGTTTTGGCCTGCGGGCGGCGCAGGAACCCGAAGAGGCGCTTCGTGCGCTTGCGGGCGCCCTGGAGGACCGCGCCGTGCTTTTCGTCGTATTCGGCGCTGTCATGCGCCAGGATGCCCATACTGCGGCGGGCGGCCACGGACAGACAGTACATGGAATTGCCGCCACGCTTATCGTAGCGGGTGTTAGCCTTGCGGGCTTTGGTGTGGATCTGTTTCATACGGTATCGGGTTAAAAGATTAACATTGCGGTGATAACGGCGGCATACAGGGCAAACAGCCAGAAAAGGCCGCGGGCCTGGGACTCCAGGCGATCGATCCTGTCTTACAGTTTGTCATGCTCAGAGTGGTTCAAGTTCTGGCCAAAAACGAGGCCCCAGAGGTTTTCGCCGGTCAGGGGGCGGGCCTTCATCTCATCGATGAAAGACTGGCACTCCTGGGCGGTGTCAAAGCCCTCAACGCGCAGGGCGGTCTCAGGGTCGCAGGACCATTCGAACACGGCCACGTATTTGGGCTCGCGGTCAAGAACGGCGCAGGGGCCGTCCATCTTGACCATCCATCCGGGGTTGTCTGCCAGGATGCCGATAAGGATCTGTTTGTCTATGTTCTTAATGTCCATGTCTTTCTGTTGATTATCAGTTAGTTAGTAAAAAACGGGGCGGTGCCGGCGGGAGAAAAAATTCGAAAAACACCACTGGCCGGCGGGGCTGTCACAGCTGCGCCCCGCCCCGTATTCGGTTGCTATTTCATTTCGACGCTCTCAGGCGCCTCGACGGCGTCAGGATTGAAGGCGGTGCCCAGGGCATCAACCTTATACAGGCGGCCACGGTATCCGCGGCGCTCGAGCTCCTCATAGAGCTGTTCGTCAGTCAGATTGCGAAGGGCAATCTTATTGGTGATCTCGATTTCGGTCTCAGCGCGGCGGCGGGCAGCGTATTCGCGCTGATATTCGCGGTTGCACTCAGCGCAATAGGAACTGTGGCCGTCCTTGCTGTAGTTGTTCTTATTGAAGCGGCTCAGGGGGAGCGTCCGGTGACAGCGGACGCAGGTCTTCTTGAGCTCATTATTGATCTTGTGTGCCATAGTATGTAGGGTATTAGCTGTTAAACTTTTCGGTATCCTTAACGAGGGAATAACGGGCGACGCGGTCAGCGCCGATCCGGATCATTTCAGTGTGGATAGGGTATCCCTTCTTGCGGAGCTCGAACACGCGGGCGCCGGCGCGGAGGATGCCCATTTCGATAGCCTCGACGGTCGTCAGGGTCTTCCCGGACTCCAGGACCTGGAGGATCTGCTGGCGGTCGGTAAAGCGCTTATCATAAGCGGCACGCACCTCGGCGCCACTGGCGCCCTTCGGGTACATTTCGGATTTGTTCATAGGGTCCATAACTGTGTGTCTATTCAAATTCATTGTGCATACCATTCATAATCCGGTCGCCGGGCTGCTCCTCAAAGAGGGGGTCCTCGACGTAGGTCTCGCGGACGGCTTCAGGCTCAGCGGCGGTCCGGGCGGCGGCGGCCGTCTCAGCGGACGGGCCGGCGGCAGGTCCGGAGTTCTTGCAGAATTCCTGATAAAGGTCGTAGCTGTTCCTGCCCATTTCGGTGAAGGAGGATACGGTAGAATTCGGCATAAGGTTGAAGCCGACGTTACCTGCCACGCCGCCGCGGTTCTTACGCATGAAGACCTGAATAGGAACCTTCGCCGGCATATTATCGTTATCGTCGTCAGTGGTATAATCGGGCTCCTCCTTGAAAAGCGTCAGCACGCGGTCTGCGTCCTGTTCGATGGCACCGGACTCGCGGAGGTCACTCAGCTCAGGGGCGCGCTTATCTTTCACGGCGGCGCGGGCGACCTGGGACAGGGCGATGATAGGGATGTTCAAGTCCATAGCGAGGAGCTTGAGGCGGCGGGTGCATTCCGCGATCTCGAGGTCGCGCCGTTCAAACTTTTTCTCGCTGCGAATGATCTGGAGGTAATCAACCACCGCGCAGCCGATCTTGCCCTGGGAATGAAGGATAACGATAGTGCTGCAAATGTCGCTAATAGACATCGCGCCGGCCTTGAAATAGATTTTCAGGCTTTCGATTTCGGCGCCGGCGTCTTCAATGTGTTTCCAGGCGAGCTTGTTGTTAGGGTTATCCTTTTCGCGGGCGTCGCGGAATTCGCGGGTCTGCAGGCGGTCAGTGCCGAGGCACAGCTTCTTGGCGAGCTCAGCGGGGCCCATCTCGAGGGAGGCATAGAACACGCCCGTGCCGCCAAGAGAGATCTTCTTGGCCATATCCATTGCGACGGACGTCTTACCGGTGCCGGTGCCGCCCGCGATAATAACCAAGTTACCACCCGAAAAGCCGCCGTAGGTCATCCTGTCCAGCGTGGGATACCCAGTCGGTACAACAGAGTTCTTATGGGTAAGCTCGTCGCAGAGCTGGTTGAAGGCGGTCTTCACGTCCACGACGGCGTTACCCTTCACGGAGTCCTTAGCGA